AAGATTTCGAGCTTCCATATTTGAAAGAACATTTGCCAGGTTACCTTGTCGATCCGAAATGCTGTTATTACTTTCATGTCGAGGCTGAAATCCGCCCTTGACATCAATAATGGCCAAGGCATCGGCACGAGCCTCAACAGTATCCAAAAGATACTTCGTAATAGGCTCATTCGTAATACCTGGGATACAAGCAACATTCATTTCTACAACTTCTGGATCTGCAATCGTATCAATTGCTCGACGAAGAGTATAAAATGCATAGTTGCCGGTTTCCGTAGCACCTTCCGTGTATGTATTTCTGAAAGGATCCGTTTGTTTCACGTCTAGTCCATCAAATCCACCAAACATTGGAGAAGTGAATCTATTCATTTTAGAGTTTAACACATTCTTATAGCTAACCGCGCCCATGTTTGTTGAACTAGCATTCCAAGCAAGTCCAGATGCGTGCGAACCTGTAACCCAAGTTGCCTCTGTAATATTGCTAGTTGGCGTTGTTGAAGACCAACCTGCGCCGACAGTACCACTAACTTCGTCTAGAGTAAATACCCATTGATGAACCAAGTTACCGGGCAAGGTACCTTCGCCAAACGAATCGCCCCAATCAGAATCAGATACAACCGTATAACCAAATGCCTTGAGATAGTCTCCATAGCCGGGGTCAAATACTGTTGAAGTAGACGACTTTCCAGTTTGTAGGCCAAAATAAGCATTGCTTGTTGGATTTGCGCCATCATCAGTACAGTTGACGCGAGCACCAACTTTTGGATATTCAATGGAAGCTGTTCCAAATAAGCCAGTTGTTGTAATCGCTTGGCTAGCATTTGCGAGAGTATGAGTTGCTCCAGCCGGAAGGAGTGTCCCTCCCAGAGCGTATGCCGTAGTCGACGGATGACCATCATAACTTGTGCTACCACTTTCAAATGTCCAAGACGGGAACCTCGGAGGCCCGTATACACCGAATGGCAACAGGGCTGCGGCTGATCCTCCGTTGTCTACAACTTCATTCATCACTACGCGAAGATATTCAGAACGATTTGGATAATTACCATATTCACGATATCGTTTCTCGATATCGTCCCAAACTTGATAGCTATCGCCGATTTTAATTCCAATATAGTTTGGCGAACCTGGGTCTAGATCACATGCCGAAAACCTTTCCAAAACAACTGGGCGAAGATCTGAGTCGCTCGCTCTGCGAACTACAACATCGAAGGTACCGTATGGAACATTCTCATTTTTCGATGCTTTAACATTTGCGATAGAAATCTTAATATTATTTTGTAGCCATTCTCCGTGACCATTAATCCCCACAAACTTGAATAGCTTTTGCATACCATCATAAGTATAGCTACTAGTATCAGCAGAAAGGTTCTGAGCAAAGAACCAGCCAGTATGCGCATCACGATAAGGCATATCGCGTTCGTGGTTACCCTGCAAGCTTGAGCCAGAAGTGATAGCCATGATGGCGCCATAAGCCTCAACACCAGCTAGTCCCTTAGTTGCGATGCATCGTTCATATGTCTCACCGAGCCAATACTTTTTTTCATTCACAGAGGAAACTGTTGTTCCAACATTCTGTGGATTTGTATTAAAAACTTTTCTAATGAAATTATCGCTTGACTCGTTGAGAGAGAAGGTTACATTCTCCAATTCAATGGAGCCTGCACCGATAATTCGAACCTTAAACTGGCCAGAAGAATCAGATTTAATTACTGTCGCGACTGCTTCACCATCACTAGCGTCAACCGTAGCACCAGATAAGGCAGGACATGAGGCAGTATCCATATACCACACTGCTGCCAACGTTCCAGCATTAGTGGAGGTCTCCAGGGCGCCCGAAGCAAAAACAAAAAGCCCGAAAGGCCCACCGTTACTGGCCAGAGACGTTGCTGGCACATTCTGAGTTGTCCAGCCAGCTTGGCCGGCTGTGGTTGCGCTTGGGGACTGCGTTCCCATCAGGCGCATAAATGTGACAGGTCCGACACCTGCGCGAAGATAAGCTTGCGCAGCATATGCGGCATATGTGGGGGAAGCATAGTTCCCTTCTCGCCATACGTCTAGGGTGCCCCCTCTACCTGGGATTGGGTTTCCAAACTTCTCAACGAACTCCGAAAATGAACCAACTTTTGTTGGAATCATACCGGGCCCGCGTTCGGAACGACCAATAATAACTGGCCCAACCAAATCGGGTAAAGCCGGGATTTGCGACTGGTCTACTTCACTAAGGAAGATTCCAGGGGATACAAAACGAAATTTTCTAGCGTCTGACATCTACGAGTTCTCCTTGATATGGCACACTTACCATATTGCCTTTCACATTATAAATAGTATTCCTGGGAAGCAAAACCCCTTACTCTCTATAAAAACCTTTGCCTTCTTCCAGTTCATCCAAATAAGTGTTGATGTCTCCCACAATAACCCTTTCTCTTGGGATCTTTACATCAACAAAGTTTTCAACCACGGTCATCTTGGGTTTCTCATCATTTGGGCCCTCGCCCATTAAATAACCAAGAATACGCAAGTTTACTTCTGATTGATATATTCTCTCTTCTTCTCCTAAGTCCGCAATATTATTAGATTGGCCGATCTCTCCCTCAACAAAGCCTTCATAGCGATGACCTTCATGAGTAGAGAAAAAAGAGTTGGCCTGACCTGTTCTTACATAGAATGGCTGGATTAAGCTATTCATCTGCTGAATATACTCTGTTCTTATATTCACCTTGTACATTGTCTTCACCCAAATTGGTATTGGCATATAAACAGTTTCGTAAACAACCCTACTCTTATTTGTTGTCGATGGGAAGTTCTGTTGTCCATGCCCCGTTGTTGGGTTATTGGCATCGCCGTGTTTGCGCGCAGACCAAGCATTTTTAAAGTTTGAAGTTTTCTTTTGGTTTATCCTGCGACTAGCTGGAATATTAATTCTCCTAGTTCTATGCATACCTTTCCCATAATCAGGCATATGGGCTTGAAATGTACCTTTGAAGCTAGGGTCTTTTACCATAGAGGTTCTCTCAATAGTAATGATAGGGAATTTGAGAGCACCCTTTTTATCCCTAAGTTCACGATTGTTCTTTATCTGATGGGATCTTTCAGTACCAACCCAGACAACTGGAACCTTTATCCAGCCTTTATTCGTTGTTGTGTGAAGATTCATTATCTCATCAACATATTTAAAGATTGCTTGGTCTATTGTCTCGATGGTCGAAGGCATAAAGACAATCTCTTTGAGGTGCCCATCTGCGTCTTTTATCTCTGTATGTGAATAATCAGGTGGCATCGAATAGATCCTCACGGGCTAGCCTACATTTAGCTGAAATCTCAAGTAAATGATCCGGTTGTCCAAATAGTTGTTTAGGCTCTTCTAAGATGACTATCTCATAAAACATATCCCCATATAAAACAAAATCTCCCTCTCTTACATAGAGATCCTGATCTTCTGTTAGGCGACGTTTATGAAAGTGTACTGTAATATTGGCCTTTTTATCTGCCAATCCAATCCCGGAAGCATATTCTGTTGAAATACCTTCCCACTCAATTAGGGCATAAACCCTGACAGCAGGAAGAAAGTTCTTTTTTATAGCCTCGCCATAAAGAGGATGATAGTTTGTAGTCTGAGGGTCTACTGGATAGTAAACCACCGTTTGTCCGATGACTCTCTCAATAAGCTCATCATTGACTTGTTTTACAAGATCTCGTTCTTTCTTTCCAGTAAACAGAGGAGGCGGTGGAGCGTCTGGTTGTGACCACTTATTATTTGTTGACATTTACTCCCCCTTTACCCCTGATAGATCATTAATGGAATCTCGCTATTAACCTTATCTACGGCTTCCATCATTGCCGCATCTTGCTCGGCAATAGCCTTATAAGTCATTACATCTAGTATCTTAACTAGTTCCTCTTTTAGTGCTGTCTGCTCTTCTTTTGCTTGCGACAACAAATCACTAGAATTTAGGGTAAGAGTGTCCCCAGGAATAGGCACAGAGCCTCCAAACTTGCCCCTAATATGTCCCAGCATCTCTTTACAGAGGGCTAGTGAGTATCTACGGATCCAATGCTTCCCGATAGCGTTGATGTTCTTGTACGGGATGTTTTCAAATGGTAGCGTATTCATATTATTGATACCATCTGTTCCGTTCTTTCTGTCTGAATCTTCTTCCCAAGGCTCCTTGTCTATTGTGAACTGAACCCACATATAAGGAACAAACCCTTCTGGGAGAGGAGTGATTCTTAGTTTGTTATTGTATATCTCGTAAGAGTAATGAGATAGCCTGGTCCAAAGGTGATCTTCATACGCCATCGCTTGAAGTTTGTTTTGCCAAGCTGGAATAATCTCAAAAGTAGTGTCGTCAGAGTATTGACCATAATAGTTTAGGTTTCCAACAACATTTAGGCCACCGTAGTATCCATAGAACCTCCACATTGAACCTGGGGTTTTATAGAATACTCTTTGAATCTTTACTTTCTTGTTTCCTACTAGGTTCGCATATGGAACAGGGTTCCCTGTTGCTATGTCCTCATTAGATGTCGCAGCGCTGGAGATTACTGTTTGCAGATCATAATCTTGGACGCCAGCTGTGATAGCGAATGAGGCAGAATAGAAAGTATTGTTGCCGCCGACACCTGCTTCTTCTGCGAAACCTTCGCCAATGCGCCGAGCGTATTCAACCTTGAACTTAGGGAACGCCAAGTTCACAGCAGAACCAGAGGCATCACCACCAGTCATCTGTCCATCGTGGTCAAATGTACCAGTAGCAAAACCTAAAAGGCTACCAAGAACATTCTTCGCTTGGTGCTTGTTGATATGGTAGGAATACTCTAATACTGCTTCTTCATATGAAGCATATACATTTCCTACCGTGATTTCAATATCTAAAACATCTCCACCAAGCTTTTTATAGGCAAAGGCAACCTGATCAGCTGCGCCGGATATAAAGCTGGTGTTATAAAGAGCAGAGTCCGAACTTGCATATATCCCAAAAGGATAATGAGTCGTATTAGCAGCACCATTACCCGTTGTGATAGTGCTGCCTGTTGAGGTTAGAATAACTTTGCTAGTTTGACTAGATGGAGTTAGTGTTGGAAGAGCCATTCATTGTGTCTCCTGAAGTACATAGTAAATAGTTACAGGGAGAACAAAAGGTTATTCTTCTTCTTTCTGGACCTTGCGTTTCGTTGTTTTTCTTTTTGGGGCCGCTGGCTTCTTTTTGATTTTCTTTGTTTTCTTTGGCTTTGGAGCTTCAACTGCGACTTCTACCATTGGAACAACAGGTTCAACAGGAGCTTCAACAACTTCAACAACTTCCTCAACTAGGGGGGTCTCTTGAACTTGCGCTTTCATATAAGGATGCGATGCAAACTTTTTACTAAACCTCTGAGGATATAGCTTCATTTTCTTCTTCTTGCCCATTATAGATTCCTTTGTAAATTCAGTTTATACTAGTTTTTAGTCTGCATCCCCGCTA